CTCTACATCCCCGAGATGCGCCGACCTGGCTCGCTCAAGGGTGTCAGCCGCGTAGACGAGCTGAAGCAGACCCTAGGCCTAGCAAAGGCGCTGGATGAGTTCGCCTCGCGGTACTTCTCCAACGGTGCCAACACCTCGGGAATGATTGAGTTCCCCGGCAACCTCACGCAGGAGCAGGCCAAGGATCTGGTCGACGCCTTCGAGGCTGGGCACAAGGGCTTGAAGAAGGCGCACCGTCCCGGCGTCCTGTCGGGTGGCGCGAAGTTTGTGAAGACGGGCTCGGATGGCGAGCAGGCTCAGATGCTTCAGAGCCGCCAGTTCGCGGTCGAGGAAGTGGCGCGCGTGTTCCGGGTGCCCCCGTCCATGATCGGGCTGAACACTCCCGGCGCCATGTCCTACGCCTCCGTCGAGCACAACGCCATCCAGTTCACCCGCTACTCACTGACCCCGCTCATCGCCGCCATTGAGGAGGCCCACAACCGCCTCCTCCCCGGCGACGTGTTCCTGCGCGTCAACATGGACGGCCTTCTGCGGGGTGACTCGGCGACGCAGGCTTCCGTGTTTTCTACGGCGTTGCAGGCTGGCTACATGAGCGTCAACGAGGCGCGCGGTCTCATGGATCTTCGCCCGGTTGACGGGGGCGACGCGCCGCGCGTCCCGCTCGCCAACATCGCCGTCGCTTCGGCGGGGATCGTTGAGGAGCGCGAGCGCGTCGAGATGGCCGCGAAACTTGTCCAGTCTGGCTACGAGCCCGCAGCTGTGCTGTCGGCGCTCGGGCTGCCAGCAATGCCGCACACGGGCCTGGCGTCTAACCAGTTGCAGCCGGCCGAGAACGCCCAGGTCTGACGTGCCCGAGGTCCCCGGCTACATGGCGTCCGCAGCCCGCAAGGGGCTGGCCTTCCGAGCCGACGGCTATGGCGGGGACGGCCTGGCGGATCGCACCATCCGAGAGGCCCGTCAGATCGTTGACGGGCAAATGTCCGACGACAAGGTCATTCGGGCGAATGCTTGGGCGGCCCGGCACGCGGTCGACCTTGAGGCGCCGCAGAACAGCGACGGCAACCACCCCGACTATCCCGGCGCGGGCGCCGTGGCTCATTACCTATGGGGCATTGACCCGACGGACCCTGGACCGGCGAGGCGCTGGCTTGAGCGCGAGGCCGAGCGTATCCGCGAGGAAGAAGGACGAAGCATGACAGGCATGGAGACCCGCACTTTCACGGTCGACGACCTTGAGGTCCGCGAAGCCCCCGAAGGTATGAGCTTCGAGGGATACGCGGCCGTGTTCAACTCCCCGAGCGAGCCCCTGCCCTTCACCGAGACGATTGCTCCTGGCGCCTTTGCTCGGTCGCTGAAGTCCCGAAACAACGTCTTCCTTCTGGTGAATCACGACCCGGCCCGCCCCTTGGCGTCAACCCGGTCGAAGACGATGACGCTGGAGGAGGACGGCCGCGGGCTGCTTGTCAAGGCGACCCTGCCGGACACGAGCGACGGCCGCGACCTGGCGGTTCTACTCGGCGGCGGTGGCAATCCGCGCGTGATCGACTCAATGAGCTTCGGCTTCTCGGTCCCTCGCGGCGGCGACAAGTGGAACGAGGACGGCAGCCAGCGCACCCTCCAGCAGGTCCGCCTGCATGAGACCAGCATTGTGACCTTCCCGGCTTACCAGGCCACGACCGCTGCGGTGCGCAGCCTTGACATGCTGGCCGAGGCCACGGGCGAGGACGCTGACGCACTCAATGGCGCGCTTGAGGCGCTTGAGCGCGGGGCCACTTTGACGATGGATCAGGCTGGCCTGTTGTCTGCGGTGGTGGCGAAGTTGTCGCCGGAGCCGCAGCCCGAGCCTGTGGTTGAGCCGGTGGCGCACGACCCGGCACAGATCAACCTGCTCAAGACCAAGCTCGACCTGGCCTTCAAGGCCTGAGACTTCCTGGCCGCGCGAGCCGCGGCTAGGTCCCCGCTCTGAGGAGCCTCGGCGGGATTCGCAAGAAACACCTGCGCAATCCAACAAACCGAGACCCCAGAAAGGGGTGAACTAAGTTGTCCGAGTACTTGAAGAAGCTCGTGGAGGATCGCCAGTCGGCGTACCACGCAGCGAAGGCGAAGATGGACGAGGCTGCCGCTGAGAGCCGCGACCTGTCCACCGAGGAGCGCGAGTTCGTCGACCGCACGTTCGCGGAGCTTGACGAGAAGCGCACCATGATTGACACCCTCATCACCGCTGAGAAGCGTGAGGCTGAGATCGCTGAGGCCATGCGTGGCGTCGCAGATGTCGCTCGCCCGGTTGAGGCCCGCACCGCTGCGGCCGAGTCCGACGCCGACATCCTTCGTCAGCTGCTCGCTGGTGAGCGCCGCGCGCACTCGTTCCAGTTTGAGAAGCGCGACATCGCCAAGACCAGCAGCAACGCCCCCGTGCCCACGTCGTTCTCCGACGTCGTCATCGACCAGGCCCGCCTCGTCGGCCCGATGCTTGACCCGACCGTCGTCACTGTCCTCAACACGGGCTCCGGCGAGGACCTTGTCCTTCCGTCGCTCGCGTCCTGGTCAACGGCCGGCTTCGAGGCTGAGGCCGCCACGATCGACGAGTCGGACCCGACCTTCGGCAAGACCACGCTCAAGGCCTACAAGTACGCCTTCATCGTGCAGGTCTCGCAGGAGTTCCTGGCCGACAGCAACATTGACGTCATTGGCTTCCTCGGCCAGCAGGCCGGCAACGCCATCGGCTACGCCGTGAACGACAAGCTGACGCTTGGCACCGGCACTGTGGAGCCGACTGGTATCGCCGTTGCGGCTGCTGCGGGCATCACGGGCGGCACTGCTATCGCTGGCACGCGCGGCACTGGCGCGTTCACTGCTGACGACCTTATCGACCTCGTCTACTCGCTGGATGGTGCGGCTCGCCGCCTGCCCGGCTTCGGGGTGATGGCGAACGGCTCCAGCATTGGCGCCATGCGCAAGCTCAAGACGTCGTCGGGTGACTACGTCTTCGCACCTAGCCTGGTCGCGTCGGCAAATGACACCGTCCTGGGGTACGGAATCATTGAGAACCCAGCGATGGCCTCGGTCGGTTCCGGGAATCGCTCAGTCTTGGCCGGGCATCTGCCTAGCTTCTATGTCAGGACTGTGGGCGGCATCGACGTCGCCCGTTCGGACGACTTCGCCTTCAACACCGGGCAGGTCACGCTCCGCTTCCAGATCCGCGTCGACGGCAACCTGCCGCAGACGTCGCACGTCAAGCGGTTCACCGGCGGCACCGCCTAGTCACTAGGCACCTAGACGTGGATGGCCCCGCCTTTGCGCAGGGGGGCGGGGCCATCCACACCCCCTGCGCACACTTAGGAGAAACGGTGGCCCATGCCACGAAAGCCTCAAACACTCGCAACAATTCACGTTCTGGGAATCCCGCTCGACGTGCCGCCGCCCGAGAGGGAGCAGCTGCTTCGGCTGGGACTGCTGCACGAAGAGCCATCGTCTTCGCGTCAAACAGCCCCTGGGTCAGCACCGGCTACGGCGAGCAAACGCAGCAAGTCACCCGGCGCCTCAAGCAAGCGGGCCACCGAGTAGCCATCGCCTCGAACTACGGGCTCGAGGGCTCAACGATGGAGTGGGAAGGCCTCCCGGTCTACCCCCGCGGCCTTGACATCTACAGCAACGACGTCATCCCCGCCTATGCGATGGACTTCGGTCGGCCGACTGGGCAGCAGGCCGTCGTCATCACCCTGTTCGACTGCTGGGTTTTCAAGGGCGCTGGCTGGGACCATGTGGAGCGCGTTGCCTCCTGGGTGCCCATCGACCACTTCCCCGCCCCGGCCCCAGTCATCGAGTGGCTTGCTCGCCCCAACGTGACACCCATTGCGATGTCGCAGTTCGGGCTTGACGCGATTGAGCGCCACGACATTGAGGCGCTGTACGTCCCGCACGCCATTGACACCAAGGTCTTCAAGCCGACCGAGTTGATGCACGGTAGCGACGGCCAGGTGCCCGCCCGCACATGGATGGGCATCCCCGACCACGCCTACGTCATAGGGATGGTTTCTGCCAACAAGGGGCAGGTGGATCGCAAGTCCTTCGCCGAGTCATTCCTCGCTGCCGCGATGGTGATGCAGAAGCACGACGACGTCTGGCTCTACTTGCACACCGAGCCGAGCCCAGCGATGTCTGGCCTTGACTTGCGGGCGCTGCTGGCTGCGACGGGCGTGCCGATGGACCGGGTCACCTTCGCGGACTCTTACTCCTACCGCATGGGCATCCCGAAGGAAGCCCTTGCCAGCATTTACACCGGCATGGACGTGCTGCTTCAGCCCAGCCGAGGCGAGGGCTTCGGCATCCCCGCCGTTGAGGCCCAGGCTTGCGGCACCCCAGTCATCGTGTCCAACGCCACCGCCCAGCCCGAGCTCGTTGGCGACGGCTGGCTCTGCGACGTGCAGCCCGCCTGGGACGCACCCCAGGGCTGCTGGTTCTTCACGCCCCTCGTGCCGAGCATCGTTGACAACCTTGAGGCGGCCTACGCGCGTGGCCGGGGCCGCTCCCAGCAGGCCATCGACTTTGCCGCCAACTATGACGCCGATGTTGTGTTCGACAAATACTGGCGGCCGGCGCTAGACGTCCTGCTCGCGCCATGAGGGTCGCCTGGGTGACGCACCACATCCCCAGGGTTGAGGAAAGGCACGAGGCCTTATTGCCGGGCAAGTATGCGGGTGGCGCGGAACGGAACACCGACTACATGGTCACGGCGGCGCCAGCCGGTGTTGAGGTCATGTACATCGAGCCAGACGAGGCTGAGAGCGCCGCAGACGGCTGGTTTGACCGGGTAGTAGTCGGAGGCACCGACAAACTCTCTGAAGCCTCTATGAATTTCCTAGCGGCTCTTAGGCCCATCGTCTGGGTGCAGCACGCGCAACATCGCACACCAGCCAAGGCTGACCTGTTCCGCCAGGCGTCGCGGTTCTTGACGATGAGCCGCGCGCACATGGGCTGGGAAAACGAGTGGACTGGGCGCGCCGACGCCTTTATCCATTCCCCGGTTCCGCCGGACTGCGTCGCCCCCGCCGATAAGGGACCTTTTGCCTTGTTCGCGGGCAGACGCCACCCGGCCAAGGGGAAACTCAACGCCCGCATTTGGGCGCAGCGCCACGACGTGGAACTCGTTGAGTTGGAGAACGCCCCGCACGAGGTCGTGCTGGACCACATGGCCCGCGCCAAATATTTCGTCCACCTCCCCAAGGAGCGGGACGCCTGCCCCCTCGTCGTCATCGAGGCCACCCTCGCTGGCTGCGACATCGTCACCAACTCCCTCGTCGGGCGGCTAGAGCCCGGCGACCCTGCGGCAGTCCTCGCCCAGCAACCCGAGCGGTTCTGGCGAATTGTGGAGGAAACAGCATGAAGATCGTTGTCACCGGCTCCGCCGGCACGTTGGGCGCCCCCCTGGTCGCCGAGCTGCGCGAGCGCGGCCACGACGTCTGGGGAATCGAACTCCAGCACACCGGCCAGCCCCAGACCGTGCGCGCCGATGTCGCCGACTACCGTCAGCTGCGCGCCGCCTTCGACCGCGTCGGCGACTTCGACCTCGTCTACCACCTGGCCGCCGAGTTCGGGCGCATCAACGGCGAGGAGCACTACGAGCAGGTCTGGCGCACCAACGCCATCGGCACCCGCAACGTGCTCGAGCTTCAACGTGAGCGCGGCTTCCGTCACGTCTTTGCCTCCTCCTCCGAGGTTTACGGTGAGGCCGACGCCGAAGCCATCGACGAGCGCTACCTCCTCGACAACCCGCAGCCGCGCCTCACCAACGACTACGCGATCAGCAAGCGGGTCAACGAGGAGCAGATTCGCAACTTTGCGGACCGCTACGGCAGCAAGACCATGACGCTGCGGTTCTTCAACGCCTACGGCCCCGGCGAGCGGTACCACGACTACCGCTCGGTCGTCTGCCTCTTCGCTTACCGGCTGCTGACGGGCAAGCCGATCACGGTGTATGAGAACTACCACCGGGTCTTCATGTATCAGGGCGACTTCTTGGTCAGCCTCGCCAACGCGGCCACGAGCTTCGCCCCAGGCGAGACCGTGAACGTCGGCGGCGACGAGTACGTCAGCGTGGAGGACATGGCAAACATGCTGCTTGAGATCACGGGCGCCCACCCGTCTTTGGTGAACCGCCTGCCCTTGGACAAGCACAACGTGACGAGCAAGAAGCCTGACATCTCCAAGGCGAAGGCTCTTTTGCACCACAACCCGCGCACGAGGCTCGCTCAGGGACTTCCCCTGACCGTCGACTGGATGCGGAAGCATTACGAAATCGGAGGCTGACCGTGGCGATTG